AAAAAATATAGTGCGTTTTCCCTTTTGCGCATCCAATCGGAAAGGATTTTCCTATGTTTTCCGTTAAGATTTATTTTAATATGGGTTGCTATCATTGGCTTTCAGCGGTTTCATTTCCGATTTTCCTACTTTTCTTGTTTCTTGTAATAAATTGAAATTTATTTTTAATATTCATTTTATAGTAGGAAAAATCGGAAAATCGGAAAGTTGTGCGCTGGAACGTAGTGATATCAATCATATTACTTTTTTTCTTATCGGAAAGGATTTTCCTACTTTGCTCATTGTATGAATAAATCAGCAACGCTAGAATTTTCTATTACATTTAATACTTGATGTATTTCATCGATTGAAATATTAACTTTTATAAAATCTTCATAAGTAGTAAAATAAATAGTAGTTTCAGTTTCACTTATTTGAAAAAAATGTGAAACGTTATCAAGATTTACTAGAACTTCTTTTCCGTCGGTGTTTTTAACTTTTATAAACTTCATAATCCTTATTTTAATAGTTCAATTAATTTTTCCTTCACAATCTCTGGCATCTTAACTTTACCACTTAAATACATTGATAGAAGTGGCTGAGATACTCCTATATTGTCAGCCAACCAAGTGATTTTTAAACCACGATCTTTAATCATTTCTCTAAAATCCATAATTTTTTAATTTATGTAAAAATAAGGCTTATTATTTTATAAATACCATACTTCTGTGTTTATTTTAAATAAAAAAAGACCTACTCAATAGAATAGGTCTGCAATAAATAGATAATTAATTGATTTACTTATCCGTAAAAAAGTCAATTATCTCGTTCAGTTGATCGAGTGAATATACCGGGACTTCTTTTTTTATATTAAAATCAGAATCTATCCTTACTAACTTACAAAACTGAGTTTCTTTTGCCCAATCAAGATAAATGAATTTAGTTAAATGCTTTGTAATGATTTCGTAACCGTATCCAAATTCCTTAAAATATACATTATCATGGCATTTTTCTACATTAAAATCAAGTGATATGATTTCATGATATTTTATTTTTTTTTGTTCTCTCATTTTTTAGTTTTTATAATTTTTTAAACTCATTAATCCAAACCTTTAATCTCTTAGGGGTTACATTAAGGTCTTTAGCAGTTATCTTAATATGTAACATATCACCCCACTTATCATAAAGTGCCTTAAATATAGCTTTCTCTTTAGATAAATCTTTTATAATTTTCATCGCCTATTTAGTTCTAACTCTCAAAAATTCAATAGCCATAGTTTCTAAGTCTACTTTAAATAAGTATGAATCACCTTTAATCTTCATAAATCTTAGGTAGTTGTCCATTGCAATCATTAAGCTTTTAGACCTCATTCCAACCGATTTGCTTTCATTTACAGTAATTTTATACCCGACATTTTGAGGTGATTTTTTAATGATTAGCTTTTTATTAATCACTTCTAAATTAACCCAATCACCTTTAGCAACTCCTAACTTATCGGTTATTTTTTTTGATATAGAAAATTTATAATGGTCTAAATGAACTTGCATAACTGGTTCACGGTATAAGCTTTTCTGTTCTTTTTTCATTTTTAGTCGTTTAAATATGATTAGTTTCGAAAAAAATACCACACTCCCAACTCTTAATTTTACCACCCTTATCCTTAGGTAATAATTCATCTAAGAAAATCCGTTGACCTTTTCTCTTTACTAATTTAGCTCCAATCCTTCTACTTTGTTCTGCTCTATCTTGAAATACATCAGGGGATTTTTCCCTAACTAAATTCCAATATGTAGGGCTTTGGCTTTTAACACATCCAATACAATTAGCATTTGGGAACCCTAATTTATAAATCTCTGGAAGTTTAATTCCAGCATCTAAAAGAATATCAAAACAATGACCCTTTGTAAGTCTTAAGTCAATCAAAATAGGAATAACATTTTCTCGCTCAAACTTAACGAACCTATCGCTTCGTTTTTTTTCATCAAAGGTAAATCCTAAAACGTGATAATCAATTTTATTAGCTCTCTCGAATTGGTAACGTGCTTCTTTTTTTAATTCTTTAGTGCAAGGCGCACCTGCTACGCCACTAATGTATTTACGTTTTTCAAATACATCTCTAATATCACAAGATGGGTATTTATCATTAATAGCGCTTATAATTTTCTGCCCAAACCATTTTTCACAATCTTTTAAAAATCTTAAATTATCTTCGTGTTCATTAACTACTGGGTTATTCACAATTATTACTTTGTGCGTTTCGCTATATTTTTGAATAGTTTTTTTAGCTGCTACTGCACTTGCTGCACCGCAACTAAACCAAACTGCTATTGTTTCTTTTTGCATTTCAGTTTTAATTTAAAAGCGCACATTTTACCGTGCGCTGTGATTAGTTTTTTAAAATGGTGCTTCATCTTCAGTTGATTGTTTCGGTGTGCTCTGAGGTGCATTTGATAGCTTTTCAATCTTCCATCCTATAATGCTATTGAAGTAAGAAGTTACGTTATCTTTCGTGTATTCTCGACCTCTTAGATTAATGCCTACTTTAACTTCATCTCCAACTTTATACTGATTTTTTACTACCTCAGCTTTGTCTTTGTGAAATTCAACTTTTATAGGTTGTGGATACTGTTCTTGCGTTTCAATAACTGCATCTAATTTCGTAAATCCATTTGTACCAAAAGATTGAACTTCGCCAATCATAATTAATTTGCCTTGTAATTCCATTGTTTTAATTTAGTTAATTTTATTAAATAATTTCAATTCGATTTCTTCTAATTCTGTAGCTGAAAGTTCATCTATAATATCGTTTCCTAAATGGTCATAAACATTAAAGATTTCTATTTCATCTTCATCATCAGGGACAAATCTATCAACTGCTTTCATCCCGAAGTTGATAGTATAAGTGACTTTTACATTTTCACCTTGATACCATATTTCTTTTGATTCCATTTTTAGTTTTTTTTTAAAATTTTAGTAATTCAATTTCCTCTTCAATATTTTTTAATAATTCATCGGCATTTTTTCTCGAAATTTCGACAGCATCACTAATTCTTACCATTTTAGGTTTTGCATTCGTTCCAATATTTATTACTGAATCTAATGTCAAAAGCTTGTAGTAGTTTTTAATAGATTCAGGACGATAGCAAAAAAAATGAAGCTTCTTTAATTTAGGATTCACAGTAAAATAATGAATACATTGAGGAGTATGTTTTAAAGGCATAATTTTTTCATAAATAATTTCCATATGCGCTTTTCTTTCTAAACATTTGATTTCACAAGCTTCTTCTTCATCTGCTGTTATACCATCAGGAGATATGCCAAGTAACTTATTTTTTTCGCATTGTAGCCATCCTGATTCTTCAAATTTGACATTTAAGAACTTCTCTAAATACTCCCTTGCAAATGGTTCATATTCATTGCCTCGATCTATTGCATCGTTACTAAAGGTCTCTGAAGGCTCGAAATCTTCTATTAGTTGGCTCATGATATCAATTAATAATGTATCACTTTTTACGAATAAACCTTTCGATAAAGTGCCTCCAATTTTACCCCATTTTAATTCAAACCACTCCAATGACTTCTGCTCGATATTTTTGTAGTTAATCATTATAGTGAGATTTTAAGAGATTCTTTAAGTGCCATAATCGTTGGCAATTCTTTTTCTTGCTTTGAAAGTCTTTCCCAATTAGCTTTAAGTTCATCTATTGTTTTCGATTCATTTAAAATAACTAATCCATTAACATCTGAAATATCAGGAATTGGAGAAATAGGATTTACTGCTATACCTCCAACTACTTTCCCCATCATTTTTCTACTTGGATCGAAAACTAATTCAATCGTAGTGCCAATCCAATTTGATATGTTACGACTTTCAGTTGCTGTGCATTGCGTTTTAGTCTTTACGATTTGCGCTATTGTTTTTCTATTGCCTGAGTTGACAACCATTGGCTTTACTCCTTCAGAAAAATGAATAAAATAGCCATCGGTTTTATTACCTGAAACATCTACACCTTTAGCATAGTAAGCTTCTGATATTGTTAGAATACAATTACCTTTTTCAGCTATTATCATCTCGACATCAACTCCTGCTAAGTGAGTTGATTTTCTGTATTTCATACAGTCTACATTCGTTTCTTTGTTTTGCATTTTAGTTCTCATTTAGTTTTTCAATAATTTTATTAGCTATTTTTTCAGCTTCTTGGATTGTTTTTATAGATCCTGCTGTTGGGTGAAAGTACACTGGTATATCAAAACGCCCGTCAATTCCAACATAAATCATTCCCCCTCTCGAAGATTCTTCTGAAATAAATCTATCAGATATGCGCCACTCTTGTTTTATTGATTTACTTTGTTTATCTTGCATTATCGTTTTTTTTCTGTTTACATTTTAGTTTTTCTCCGAAGTTAATAGCTTCGGAGTTTTTTATTCAGCTAAGTTAGCTAATATAGAAACTTGATAATTAAAATCTAAAATCCCATCCATATTAACGGCATATACCCTTTCTCTACCTTGTTTTTTAGAGATAATAAACTTAGCATCTCTAAGCTTTTTCAAGTGCAATGATGTTACGGATTGCTCTAATCCTAATTTTGAGTAGATATCACCTACTATTGTTTCACCTTTCATTTTGATAAAGTGTAAAATTCTTAGCCTTACTGGATGGTTAATTGCCTTCAGTATCTGAATAGCTTTCTTTGTGTCTTTTAAGTTAATTTGCATAATTCGTTTGTTTTTTAATTGTTCTCAAATATAAGTATAAACAATCAATTACTTTACTAAAATTATAATTATTTTTCAATAAATTTTAAAATTTCATCTTCAAAGTCATCATAGAATCGAGCGTGATAGTCTTGTTGAACACTTTCAAA